GAAACATCTTGACCAAACAGCTATTGCGATTGTTAAGGTGCATCAACATGGTTGGTGGGTAGATAAGATTGATATTGGTCGCTGGGATATTAAAGAGACTGCTCAACGTATCCTACGTCATGCTAGCGAATATGAAATACAGATTGTTGGTATTGAGCGTGGTGCGTTAAAGAATGCAGTACTCCCATACCTACATGACATGATGAAGCGTAGTAACATCTACCCTCGTATTGATGACTTGACTCATGGTAACAAAGCCAAGATTGATAGAGTTGTATGGGCGTTACAGGGTCGATTTGAACATGGCAAGATTACGTTAAAGACTGGTGACTGGAATAGAGAGTTTGTGGACCAGCTCCTAAACTTCCCAGCCACAGGCGTACATGATGACATGCTAGATGCTTTGTCATACATTGACCAGATTGCAGTAACAGACTTCTCTTTTGAATTTGAAGAAGAAGAGTATGAACCACTAGATATGATATCAGGCTACTAAAGGAAAAAAATGGCTGAGTTTAAAGAAACCCCAGTAACGAACTCTGACTTAGAACTAGTCAGTTTTGTGACTAGTCACTGTGACAGATGGCGTGACCATCGTGATACTAACTTCCTTCCTACATGGGATGAGTATGAGCGTATCTATTACGGTATTTGGTCAGACCAGGATAAGACAAGGGATTCTGAGCGTTCTCGCCTAGTGTCTCCTGCTATGCGTCAGGCAGTAGAGAACAAGTGTTCAGAGATTATGGAAGCGACTACAGGTCGTGGTACATACTTTGACATTGATGATGACTTCCAAGACCTCGACAAGCGTGACGTAGAGCTAACCAAGCGTCAACTACATGATGACCTTAAGAAAGACAAAGCATTAAAGGTTTGGAAAGATGTTAACCGTAATGCTGAGATATTTGGTACTGGTATTGCTGAGATTCTTGTTAAAGAGAAGATTGAATACGTACCTGCAACACGTCAATTACCAGGACAGCAAGTAGCTGCTATTGGTGTTGAAGAGAAACCACGTGTTTCAGTACCTTCTAAGTCAATTCATCCACGTAACTTCTTAATTGACCCTAATGCTGAGGCTATTGATGATGGTTTAGGTGTAGCTATTGACGAGTATGTTAACCTTTTCCAGATTGTTAAAGGCATTGAAGAAGGTATTTATCGTAAAGTTAATATTCAACCAGAGTATGTTGACACAAACCTAGAGCCAGAACAGCTTTCTACATCGTTTAAAGATGATAAAGTACGTATCTTGCGTTACTATGGCTTAGTACCACGTGAATATCTAGAGCAATTAGAGAATGAAGGTGCTGAAGTAGCTGATTTATTCCCTGAAGATAGCCCTGGTGACAAGTATTCTGACCTAGTTGAGGCTATTATCGTCATTGCTAACGGTCAACAACTGCTAAAAGCAGAGCGTAGTCCTTACATGATGAAGGATAGACCAGTAGTTGCATATCGTCCAGAGACAGTACCAGGTAGATTCTGGGGTGTAGGCACTGTTCAGAAGGGCTACAACATGCAAAAGGCTATTGATGCACAGTATCGTAGCCACTTGGACTCATTAGCCCTTACAACAGCTCCTATGATGGCTGCAGATGCCACTCGTTTACCACGTGGAGCTAGCTATAAGGTCCAACCAGGTAAAACATTGCTTGTTAACGGTAATCCTAACGAAGTATTGTTCCCATTTAAGTTTGGTAACACAGACCCTGCTAACAATGCTACTGCCCAAGAGTTTGAGCGTATGTTATTGCAAGCCACTGGTACACTTGACTCAGCAGCATTAACACAATCTGCTGCAGCTGGTGGACAAGGCGGTATGGGAATGTCTGTTGCTATGTCTTCTATCATGAAGAAGAGTAAGCAAGCACTTATTAACTTCCAAGAAGACTTTTTAGTACCGTTTATCAAGAAAACTGCTTATCGTTACATGCAGTTTGACCCTGAGAACTACCCAAGCAGAGACTTCAAGTTTATTGTCTCAAGTTCTTTGGGGATGGTTGCTAGAGAATATGAACAACAACAGTTTATTGGATTGTTACAAACATTAGGACCACAATCTCCTATCGTGCCTTTGGTACTTAAGAGCATTGTACAGTCCTCTAGCCTTGACAATCGTGAAGAACTTGCCTCAGCTCTTGATGAAATGTCTAAACCAGACCCAGCTCAACAACAAATGCAGATGCAACAAGCCCAGGTTCAGTTGGAGTTGGTTCAGTCTCAGTCAGCAGCCCTACAAGGTCAGGCTAAAGAATCAGAAGCTAACGCTATTGAATCACAAGCCAAGGCACAGAAAGCTATGGTTGAAGCTGAGTTAATGCCAGAAAGAGTTAAGACTGATTTAGTACGTAATATCAGTGCTAACCTTCCTGCTAACGCTGATGACAAGGAATTTGAAAAGAGAGCTAAGATTGCTGAACTTATCCTTAAGGAACGTGAGATTATCTCTAAGGAACAAATGGTTGGCAAACAGATGAAAATGCAGTAAAAATCACTTGACAAATTCATCTTTTTGTGGTATAATATATACACTTGACAGATAATTAAAAATGTGCTAGTGGGTGGTATCTAATAATAACAATAAGCCACCCCTACACACCCAATAGGACTCCGTATGGATAAAGCCCTACAACAGTATTACGAAGAACGATTTAACATGATGGCTACTCAAGGTTGGCAAGACCTTATTGAGGATGCTGACAAGATGATAGAAACATATGATAACGTTTCTGCAATTGAGACCATCGAGAATCTACACTTCAAAAAAGGACAACTAGACATTCTACGTTGGTTAGTTTCATTAAAGCAAACTTCTGAGGAAGTCTTTAAGGAGATTGAGCATGAAAAGGATGTATGAGTTTATGTGTCTTAGCGGACACATTACAGAAAGTTACCTAGATGAAAGCATAAGGGAAACCACATGCTCTACTTGCGGTAACGATGCTTCAAGAATCATTTCTATGCCACGTATTTCATTGGATGGTACTGACCCAGTGTACGTATCAGCTCATGAAAGATGGGCAAAGAGAAGAGAAGAAGCAACAAAGATAGCTAACAAACGGAACGAAGGCTAACCGTCTAGCTGTTATTTTTTAACTTTCCTACAATCAGCACTAAGACTGACAGGAGTATTATATGGCTACATTTATCGACCCTCAAGACGAGGAATTGCAAGACCAAGAACAAGTTAATTCAATCCCAGAACCTACTGAACAACCAGTAGATAATACTGAAGAGGTTGTTAACGCCCAACCAGCTGAAGACGTAACTGAAGTACCTGATAAGTACAGAGGTAAATCGTTAGAAGAGATTGTGAAAATGCATCAAGAGGCTGAAAAGCTAATTGGTAGACAAGCACAAGAGGTAGGGGAGGTTCGGAAGCTAGCAGATGAACTCATTAAGAGACAACTCGAATCAAAACCAACGCCTGATGCAAATGTAACCGCACAAGAAGACGATGTAGATTGGTTTGCAGAACCAGAGAAAGCAGTAAGAAACGCAGTTGATAAACACCCTGCTGTTAGAGAAGCCCAGGAAACTGTGCAACGCTTTAAACAACAAGAGTTTATGACTAAGCTTCAATCTGACTTCCCTGATTTCCAGACAACAGTTGCTGACCCAGAGTTCGCTCAGTGGATTCAAGCATCTCCAGTACGCTTACGCTTGTATGCTGCTGCTGACAACTTAGACTTTGACTCTGCTGCTGAGTTACTTAACACATGGAAACTAGTTAAGCCAGCTCCTGTAGAACAGAAGCCTCAAGTACAAGCAGTATCACAAGAGGTAAAAGCAGACAGAGCTGCTGCGATGAAAGCTGTAGCAGTAGACACAGGTTCAACAGGTAATGTCTCAGCAAAGATTTACAGACGTTCTGATTTAATCCGACTTCAGTTAGAAGACCCTCAACGCTATATGGATATGCAACCAGAAATCATGTCAGCATATGCAGAAGGCAGGGTCCGATAAAAACAATTTAAAATAATAATCTAGGAGATTTAAAAAATGGCAAATGCAGCATATCCAGGTGGTTCAGGAACCATCGTAAACAACAGTAACGCAGCAACGTTTATCCCAGAAATTTGGAGTGACGAGATTGTTGCAGCTTATAAAAAGAACTTGGTTCTAGCTAACTTAGTTAAGAAGATGAACTTCAAAGGCAAGAAAGGTGACACAGTTCACATTCCTAAGCCAACACGTGGTTCAGCTTTCGAAAAAGCAGCTAACACTAAAGTAACTATTCAAGCTGACCAAGAGTCAGAAGTACAAGTTTTGATTAACAAGCACTTCGAGTACTCACGTTTCATTGAAGACATCACTGAAGTTCAAGCTCTAGCATCTCTACGTAAGTTTTACACAGAAGACGCTGGCTACGCTTTGGCTAAGAAAGTTGACGATGAGTTAATGGCTTTGGGTAAAGCTTTTGGTGACAGCGATGGTGCTGACTGGGTTCACTCAAACAGCTACTTCATCGATGCATCTACAGGTTTGACTTCATACGCAGTTGACACAGTAACTACTTCAGACGTCTTTACTGATGCTGGCTTCCGTAAGTTAATCCAGTTGATGGATGACGCTGACGTACCAATGGACGGTCGTAAGTTTGTAATCCCACCATCATTGCGTAATGCGATTATGGGTATTGACCGTTACAACTCTACTGACTTCGTTGACGGTAAAGGCGTACAAACAGGTAAGATTGGTACATTGTATGGTATTGATATTTTCGTATCAAGCAACTGCCCAACTATCGAAACAGCTGGTGAGAACACTGCTGGTGACGCAGTTAAGGCAGCGTTGTTAGTGCACACAGACACTATGGTTCTTGCAGAGCAATTAGGTGTTCGTTCACAACAACAATACCAACAAGAGTATTTGTCTACTCTTTACACAGCTGACACTCTCTTCGGTACAAAAGTAATTCGTCCTGAAGCTGGTTTCGTATTGGCTGTTAACGCTTAATCATAGCGTGTAAACAATTCTCCCTAGCTCAAAAGGTTAGGGAGTTTTGCTTAAGTACTTTTATTAAAGAGTATTTAAACAAGACAAGGAGTTATTAAAGTATGGCTATCTATAGAGGACCTGGTGGGTCAGGAGATGCTACAGCAGACTCAGCTAGCGAAGCATTATTAATACGTTCTTTAGCTATTGAAGTACAAGCTGATGCTGATGCTGCAGAGGCTGCTAGAGCTGCTGCTGTAACGGCACAGATTGCTGCTGAATTAGCTGAGACCAATGCTGAAACAGCAGAGGCTAATGCAGAAACTGCAGAGACTAATGCTGAAACTGCACAGGCTGCTGCTGCTGGTTCTGCCAGTGCTGCGTCTACATCTGCAACCAATGCCGCTTCTTCCGCTTCTACAGCGACTACTCAAGCATCTAACGCATCTACTTCTGCTAGTGCAGCTAGTAGTTCAGCAAGTGCCGCTAGTACATCAGCTACTAATGCCGCTAGTTCAGCGTCAGCTGCAAGTGGTTCAGCATCAACAGCGACTACTCAAGCAACTAATGCATCTAATAGTGCTACAGCAGCAAGTACATCAGCAACTAATTCAAGTAACTCAGCTACTGCTGCAGCTACTTCTGCAACGAATGCGTCTAACTCTGCTACAGCTGCAGCAAGTTCTGCTACTAGTGCAAGTGGTTCAGCATCAACAGCGACTACGCAAGCAGGAATAGCCACTACTCAAGCAAGTAACGCTGCTACTTCAGCAACTGCTGCACAGACTGCAGAGACCAATGCTGAGACTGCAGAGACTAATGCTACTGCTTCTGCTTCTTTAGCTAATGACTGGGCTACTAAAACTTCTGCTCCAGTAGCTGGTGGGGAATACTCTTCTAAATATAATGCACAGTTAGCAGCTACTTCAGCAACAAACGCTAGTAACAGTGCTTCTGCAGCGGCTACATCAGCTACTAATGCTAGTAACTCTGCTAGTGCTGCTGCTACATCAGAAACAAATGCTGCTACTTCTGCAACAACAGCAGCTAGTTTTACTCCTTCTCAAACAGGTAACTCAGGTAAGTTCTTAACTACTAATGGTACAGCTACTAGTTGGGGGACTGTGTCAGGTGTTACATCAGTAACAGGTACTGCCCCAGTTGTATCTTCAGGTGGAAATACTCCAGCTATTAGTATGGCTGCAGCAACTACATCTGTAAACGGTTATCTTACTTCTACTGATTGGACTACATTCAACGGTAAGTATTCTACAGGCGGTGCTTTAGGCACTCCTTCTAGTGGTACTTTAACTAACTGTACTGGCTACACTTACGCTAACTTATCAGGTACTGTTCCAACATGGAATCAGAATACTACTGGTAATGCGGCGACAGCTACAACGGCTACAACGGCTACAACAGCTACAACAGCAAACGCTTTAAATACAGCGAATAGTTATACAGTAAATGGTTTTACAATCAGCAGTACAGCACCTCGTTTATTTTTTACTGATACCAATGGATACGCATTTTCGTTGTATAACGATGCCAATATTTTTTATCTTTTGAATAACGCTGGTAGCGGGTTAATTTATTGTGATACATCAGGAAACTTTACAGCCGTAGGTAACGTAACAGCCTATTCTGATGAACGCTTAAAGAAAAACTGGAGACCAGTACAAGATAACTTTGTTGAGAAGCTTGCCAAGGTTAAATCTGGTATCTATGACCGCACAGATATTGAAGCTACTCAAGCTGGTGTGTCTGCTCAAGATATGCAAAAGCTGTTAGCTGAGACAGTACAAACAGGTGATGATGGTACTTTATCATTAGCATACGGTAACGCTGCTCTTGTAGCTGCTATTGAATTAGCAAAGCAAGTAGTAGAATTGAGAAAAGAAATCGAACTGTTAAAGGCTAAGTAATGCCGTTACCATCATCAGGCACTCTAACAATGGCTCAGATTAATGCTGAGTTTGGTAGAGGAAACAACTTAAATTCTTATCGTGGAACTCAGTGGTACACAGCTGCTGGTGGCTCAGGTACTTTCCCTACTGGAGCAATTAGCTTCAGTGATTTCTATGGTAAACAATTAGCAAGTCCTGCGTTTAGCTTTACCATTTCATCAAACGTAGACCAAGCTAATTTAAGAACACTTGCTGTAAATGCTGGGTGGAATCAATCTTCTCCAGTCACTGCGACACTTGCTTCTGGATATTACCTATATTCATCTAACGTAGGAGCTGCTGCATTAACTATTGACGGCTCGTGGCCTGGTGGTGTAACGTTTGTAAACAACGGCTACGTAATGGGTATGGGCGGTACTGGTGGTGGTCACGGTTATCAATCAGCCCCAACAGCAACTACTTATGTTAATTCTGGTCAAACAGTTGGCGGACCTGCAATTATTTTAGGTGTTTCTTGTACTATCCAAAACAATTCATACATTGCTGGTGGTGGCGGTGGTGGTGGTAGTTGTGTTTCTGGATTTGGTACAGGAGCTGGATATGGTGGTGGTGGTGGTGCTGGTGGCGGTTCTGGTGGTACTTCTTTCTTACTAAATAACGGAGCCTACACTTGGTACTACGGTGGTGG